TATTTTCTTGATTTTTAGTTTCTACATTTTTCTGATATTGTGTTCCAAAATAAAATGCAATTATTGTTGTATATATTGTTAAAAATTCTTGTGAAACTATATTCTTTATAGTTAATATACAAAAGACAATTGTAAGTGCTATTGTTATTATGCTTTTTACATCTATTAGATTTTTTATTTTATCTAACATACTATCACCTCTTTTCTACAATCCCATTTTAGCTAAAAAATAACCCAAAATTGCTGTTACAATTCCGAGTTATTATTAAGCTCATAACTTTATCCCAATTTTTTGCGGGTTTATCTTCTATCGACTTTACTCTGTCATCAATCTTATTTACATCTTCTCTCATTGCTTTAGTTTCTGTTGCTATTTCTTTTACAGATGATGTAAGTTCGTATATATTCTCAACTTTATGCTCTAGTGTATCAATTCTCTTATGTGCTTGTTTTGTAGACTCATCTACTCTTACTAACATTTCATTTTCCACTTGCTACACCCCGCTTTCTTCAAGTTTTAGTACTTTATATTTTTGAAAAATTTTATTTTCTTTTTCTTCGTAATATACTTGCAAATACTCTGTATCTGAATTGTAAAAAGGCTCTTCAGCTTCAATTAGTTCTTTATACCCTGCTTGCAAAAAATCTTCATCTCGTGCATTTATTACTTGCTTATTATCATATTCTAGTATCTTTTTGTAATTTGCATATTTTACATTGTACTCATTTATATATTTTACTAACATATTAACTCTCCTTTTCTCCATACAGGAAATCTCCTGTTCCAGAATTATAATAGAATTTTGAGTTTACTTTATCATACATACAAGGAGTATTATTACTATCTAAAACAGGAACTAAGTGTTGTATAAGTACATCATTATCATATATTTTACAATCATATATATAAGCAACTGATTTTGTAATTGTATTTGATGTATTTACTCCAAACAGCACTAAATTATAATCGCATTGAAATTCTACTGTAGATTTTGCTTGATATTCAACATTATCAAAAAATAATTTTCCTTTATCGATTTCAAAATAATGAATATCATCATCATAACTTGAAGCTGAAACTAGTCTATTTAGTGCTTTAGAGTAATCTATTCTATAAGTTCCATTCGACACCGCTTGTCTTTCAAATAATGCAGTAAATGTTTTAATTGTAGCTGAAGTTCTTGCTCCAAAAAAAAATTCTGTTGCAAAAGTTTTCATTTTTGCTCTTACTATTATTCTCGTATTGTTGTTTGGTTTAAAATCAGTATCAATGTATTGCGTGCCTGTACTCTCAAGATATTCTAGTTCTGTATATTCATTTTGCTTTTTTACAGACATCATTAGTCTTCTTCTGAAATTAGACATTTGACACCCCCAAAAGCACACCAACGTTATCTACTATACTACATTGATATATTTTGTTCGTTTCTATAGTCGGTGTTTCTAACCATTTAATTGTGTTTGGTAAAGTTAAAGTTGTAGCTGTACTACCGCTTGTAAACTCAAACATATACTCATTTAAAACTGATGTATCTGTTATTGCTGCAAGTGTAATATTTAAACTTGATACTTCACCAAATTTATAGAATTTATTTGGTTGTATTTCTTGCGTACTTGATGTACTTTCTACTACTTCTACAGAATAGTTTTTGCCATCGATACCATTTGTTCCATTTTGTCCAGCGGGACCTTGTATTCCTTGAGGTCCTGTTTCTCCAGTATCACCTTTGTCACCTTTATCGCCTTTGTCACCTTTAGGACCTTGTGGACCAGTTTCACCCTTAGGACCTTGTGGACCAATATCGCCTTTATCTCCTTTTGTGCCTTGTATTCCTTGAGGTCCTTGTTTTCCTTGAACTCCCTGTGGTCCTTGAGGTCCTGTTTCCCCAGTATCTCCCTTAGGCCCTTGCTCTCCCTGAGGTCCAGTATCTCCTTTTTCTCCCCTTAATTCTTCTTTATGTTCATTTACATATGTTTCAACTGTAGCTGGTACTTGATTATCAGCATATTGTTTTGCACTTTCAAGAGTTTTTGTATCTTGTTCATCAACATATGTTTTATTAACTGTTCCTTCTATATTTGCACTTATGACATTATCTTTTATTGTTATATTTTCACCCGCTGTAAGCTTATCTTGTTTAGTATTTACAATATCAATAATGCTTGGATAATCATCTTCTATTGTAGCTGTAGCATTAATTGCATTAAGTACTTCTACATAGAATTTTTTTGACTTGAAAACTGGTATTCCGTTTACGTTTTCATCTTGTGTAATTCTTAATTGCATATATATATATCCTGCTTGATTTAACAAACTTGATTTTATTTCTAAAGTATATGTTTCATTTTCTTTTGTCATTTGAATGTAGCCTTTTTCTCCAGTTTCTTTTTCAATTTCAAGCCAAGCTACACCGTCTATAAATTCTTCAAAATTAAATATTATTTTTCCTTGCAAATTTTCTCCATTTATTCCAAGTACTGTTTTATCTAATATCACCATGCTGTTTGATAGCACTTTTATATTAATATCTTTGTTTATCATATCAAATCACTCCTATTATATATTTTTTGTGTATTTTACTATTATATATCCGCCTCTATTTAATGCATAATTAAAATTAATCTTAACATTTATTGTTCCATCGTTTGAATTATAATAAATTTGCATACTTTCGTTGTTGATTGAAAATGGGAAAGGATATTTACTAGATTCTGCTTCATAAACTTGATACGAATTAACTATTTCAGAATTAGCTGGTATTGTAATCATCGCTTTCCATGTATCAACTGCGTTTGGAGTAGTAAAAGTTGCTCTTTTTAAATATACTCTTTTTCCATCAATATACTCATTTGTTGCAACTTCTTGTCCTGTTACTATATTTGTCTTTAATTTATTATCAATAGCTTTAGCACTATAAGTATTATTTTCACTTGCTGTACCTGTTTCTTGTATGATTTCACCCTCTATTGCTACTGTCATTTTTGCTTTAATGATGTAGTTTGTAACTAAGTATGGTTGTAAGTTATTATGTGGTTGGTTTCCACCCGTTTCACTTGTCGCTTTGGCATACGCATTGTTAACTCCAGTTTTTACTGCTGTTACGTTACTACCTTCTGTTTGATCAAATTGAAAATTATGAGAATGTTTTGGCATTTCAGATACTGTTAATGTATGTGTCTTTTCTCCTCCTGTTTTGCCTAGTGTGTTAAAGTCTGTATCAGTGCTATCTTTCCCTACTGTTACTTTCCCGCGTAAATCAGGTAATCTTATTTCTTCTCTACTTATTATTCCATAATTTCCAGCCAAAACCTCAAAAAGTTCAGGATAATCTTCTTGTTCTATTACACTACCATCACACAATAACCAACCGTTTGGAATTGTATCACTTGAAAAAGGTAATATTGCTCCTATTGGTAAAGTGTCGCCTCCACTACCACCGCCGCTTGGTGTATATCCCTCTAATGCTTTATCAATTGCACTTTTTACACTACAAGGTGTTGTATATTTTGTATTATTTGTTCCTGCTATTGCTTCAGTACTTGTTGCTTTTGATGTTTTGTCTAGTTTTTCGCCTATAGCCTTTTCTGTATTATCTTGCATTTTATTTAAGTTAGCTGCATTAATAGGCGTAGTTTTGTCAGGTAAATTTTTAAAATCTATTTTTTCCATTTGTTTAGCCCCTTTCGTATTTTATATTTAAATCGATATTCCCTCTTTTATCTAAAAGTATTGCTTGTAAATATTCAGCTCCTGTAAATTTTTCAACTTCTATATAATCTTCATATGTTCCTTCAGCTACTTTTTGAAACAATTTAAATTTTAAAATTAAATATTCATAAGGAATGTCATCAGGATACAAATCATCACTAGGATATAATTCTTGACTCGGATACAAGCCTTTTGGTGACCATATTTTTTTAATAGAAAATATATTCTCATTTACTTCATAATTTCCCTCAATATCATATTCTAACTCTATATTATCAGGTTTATTTCCAAATCCAAAATTTGTTAATCTTGCATAAGCATTATTATATATAGTTATATAATTTAAACCATCTTGAGCGACTAGTTTTTGTTCTGGTATAATACCATCAATACCAAGTGGTAGTAAATGCACTGGGCAATTGATTTTTTCATGTAAACTTGTAAATATAGCATCGCTTGATATTTCATCAATTCTTGTAATCTGAATTTCTTCACCTTTTTGTATATAAATATCATAATTTGAAACATCTAAAACCGCTAATGTATCATTATCTGGGGCCCATCCATATGAAAATCCTAAAAAATAAATTTTATATCCCTCATAATCTTTTAATTTTATATTTTGAGCAGTTTGTTTTGAATAATCCCATATATATGCAATTTCACTATCGCATATGTACTTATTAATTATATTATTTTTAGAAGTATCTGAAATACGACTAGTATTAGATATACAAATATCAAAATTATTATTTTTTAATTTCATGTTCGAATTAACATCATTTATAGCTGAAAATTTTATTGCACAAGAACCAGGTGTTTTGAAGTTGCTATTATATTTATTTTTATCTACTAATGAAATAGCATAATTATTTAATAAAGAATCCAAAATTAAATTTTTAAAACTATATTCTTTTTTCCCTATTTTTATATTTATTTCTAAATTTTTAATTTTAGCCATTTTCAACCACCTCGTGAATTTCGTTCATTTTTTCTTCAACATACTCAGATATTATTACCGTTTCTATTTGATCATCAATTTCTTGTTTTTCTTTTTCTCTAAATAAATCTATATAATTTTCTAAAACGTCTGAACTTCTTAAAGCTATTTTCCAATTTTCTACATTTGAATGTGTAAAAACTATATCTGTTATAATATAATTACCTTGAGTTAAAAACTTAGGCAAATTTACCCTAATAATATCACCTATATTTAAATTTTTGTTTTTATCAAATTCTAACGTCAAAATATTTGTTTGATTAGAATTATTTGACATTAAATTTCTTACTTCTGATACTAAATCATCAGTAAAAAACCATCTTTCATTCATATCAATTGTTTTTTCTATTACACCTGATTTTGTAATTTTACCTTTATTTAATTCTATTTCTTGTGAGTTAATAAATTTCATTGTTCTAAACTCTAATGCTGTCTCACTCGTTAATGTCATTACTGTAGTTGCTGTATCTCCATTATATGTGAAACCTGTTATTAAATTTTTAAAGAAATCATCTCTTTTTAATGTAATTATCTTTTTATCTTCTTCAGAAAATCCTATTCCATTTGAAATAATGTACTTGTCATCTTTTAAAGCAATATAATATTCTTTATAATCTCCTAATTGAATGTAAAAATTATCATATTCTAGCACACCTGTTGAACTATCGTTTTCTTTAACTGCTCTTATTGTATCTTCAGAAATATCAATAGGATATTTAAAATCTATACTATCTCCTTTTTTTAAAGTTCTAGCATCAAAAAGAGGTTTATTGTTTAATTTATCATCATAATGTGAATAATACCAACTACTAAAATACACTCTAGCATTTTTTACATTAATTACATTTGCATAATTTACCGCTTCTACGCTAGGAGTTATACTTAGTAACCCATCTACTTTTTCATTATGAGTCAATGTCATTTTAGGTAATAATCCAAATTGATAATCTATAGAATTTATATAAATTTGTTTGTTTTCATCTATATACCACCATAAACTTTCTGTATTAGATAAACTATTCATTACAAATTCAGTTGTTTGCATTAAAAAACTAACCGTTTTCTGACCATCTCTTACATTTAATTCTTTTATCTCAAAACCATCTAAAAGAAGAGGGCTTAAAGCCCTCCTTATTACTTCTTCTAATTTATATGTACCGATGATTGTAACAACTTTATTTGTAGCCATCTGCATAGGTGATAATAAATTGATTTCAAGCTCTCTAAATTCATTATCACTTTGTTTCATACTAGGTAGAGTAAAACTATTAACATATCCAGTATAAATTACTGTATTATCTTTTTTTATTTGTACTTCTTGATACTTAATAGGTAAGTCTTCTAAAGTCCTATTAGTAAAATCTATATTTATATCTGTAAATGTAACTTGTCTACTAGAAGTATTTATTGTATAAGAATTTATTATCTTAAATTTTTTGCTACTGTATTCTAAATATGTCATTATACACCTCCAAGTTTTACTGTTTGTGACATATAAGGAGTTACAATTTGTCCTACTTTTCTGCCATCCAAATACACATCTGATTTAGTTTGATTTAAACTTACATTTAAGTTTCTATTTACATTTGCCGTTGTACTTAAGTTAGCACTTAATCTTTGTGTTTCAAAGTTAACTGCAGAACTCATTTTGTCATATACTTTACTTATATTATCATCGAATCCCTCTCCTATACCTAAAGCTATATTTTTACCTACTTGGTCTTTAAAAGCTCTAGAAGGTGAATGTATACCTAGAGCATTTTTTACACTATTTAGTATATTGCTCGCAAAGTTCTTAACTTGTTGCCATAGCCAACTAGCATAATTTTGAATACCATTCCATATTCCGCATTACTACATTTTTACCTATATCCCACATCATACCTGGTAATTGTGCTAATCCATTAACCAAAGCTGATATAATTTGAGGAATTGCAGCCAAAAGCTGAGGTATTGCTTTCACTAAGCCGTAAGCTAATTTTACAATTAATTCTATTCCCATTTGTATAAGTTTAGGTAAATTATTTACTATAGCATTTATCAATTTTTCTATTATAATTGGAATTTTTTCTATTATAATTGGCAATGCTTGTATAAGTCCATCAGCTAATCCGTATTATAAGCTGTATTGCCGCATCTATAAGTAAATCTATATTATCTAGTAGTGTCTCTACTAAAGTAAGTATACACTCTATAGCCATAGGTATAAGTGTTGGTAACATTTGTGCTATACCTAAAACTAATTGCGTTAACATTGTAATTCCTGCTTGTAATATTTGTGGTAAATAACTCAATAATCCTGTTATAAAGGTTTGTATTACCTGCAATGTTACAGGTATTAATTGTGGTAGTATATTTATAATTCCTTGTATCAAGCTATTTAAAATATTGCCTGCACTTTCCATCAAACTTGGTAAATAAGTTATTATACCTGTTATAATGTGATTTAATAACTCTTGACCTAATTTTAATAATTCAGGCAGAGCTTTTGTTATATTTTCAATTATAGACGGTATAGCATCATTCACTATTCTTACTACATTTTTAACTACATCTGTAGCAGTATCAACCACTTGACTTAAATCTCCTGAACCACTCAAGAAATTATTCCAAGATGCTTTCATTGATGCAAAACTTCCTTGTAATGTTGAAGAAGCTTCTTTTGCAGTTGTTCCAGTTACTCCTAATTCTTCTTGAATAACATGTATTGCAGTATATACATCACTTAAATTACTTATATCATATTTAACACCAGTTAGTTTTTGTGCATCTTTTAATAATCTTTCCATTTCGGTTTTAGTTCCACCATAACCTAATTTAAGATTATCCAACATTGTGTAATTTTGCTTAGCAAAGCCTTGATATGCAAACTGTATAGATTCCATTGATGTTCCAAACTTATTTGCATTATCTGACATGTCTTTTAATGCCATATCTGCAACATCAGCTGCTTTACTTGTATCTCCACCTAAACCTTGTAGTAAACTTGCAGAAAAACTTGTTACTGTTTGCATATATTCTGATGCACTCATACCAGCAGTCTTATAAGCATTTTCTGCATTCTTAATTACTTTACTTGCATTATCTTTAAAAAGTGTTTCTACACCACCTATTTGCTGTTCAATTTCTCCTCTAGCATTTACACTTGCAGTTACTAAACCAGCAAAAGCAGTACTCACCGTACCTATTGCAACAGTAACACCTTTTAAAGCAGTTCCTGCTATATTTCCAATTTTACTTAGTCCACTTTTTAATCCATTATTATCTAATTTAGTATCAATTGTAATTGAGCCATCACTCGCCATAATCTCACCTCATTTCATAAGACAAGTCAGGCTCATAAGGCTCAATTTAAAGACTTTTTATTTTTATTTCTATTTCTTTTTTACAGTTTTTACACAAAAAAAAGATGCCTTTCGAATAAGCATCTTCATTATATTTTATTATTTTTTTCCCACAATTAGGGCATTTATACCATTTTTTCATTTTAAACTTTCCAACTTTTTCCGCAATTTTGACATACTGCCATTGAACCATTTTTTACTTTAGAGTTTTCTTTTCGACTTGGAACTAAAAGCCATAACCCACAAGTACATAATATTAACATTCCTCTTGCAATTGCATGCAATATACCAGTATGATTAGTTTTTATTTTAGTATTTACTACCTGCACATTTACATTTTCACTTCCACATTTTGGACACTTCATAATAAAACAACTCCTTTACAAATATATTAATATATTAGCACGTTTTGTCACAAGATGTTGTCAAATTTTGTCGAACGATATATTTTTACCACAATTCTTCTGCAAAATCGGCTTCTTTTTCTTCTTCTGTCCTCATGTCAGATAAATTATATAATCTTTTTAATTTTTTATATCTAGCTTTTTCCTCTTTATCTTTTATTTTAGATAAATCAATTGCTCTATATCCCATTATTTCTACAAAATGTGTATTTTTATTTAAACTATTAAATAAAGCTTTAAATTTCCACCAATGCAAATATTTTATATTATTTAAGTCTATTTTATACTGCTCCATAAATGCACTATAAATATATTCATCATCAAACTCATAGCTATAAATTTGTTTTTTATTATTCTTTCTATCTTCACTATTATAATATTGTTTTATTTCTTTTCCACATCTATAAAACCATAAAATATCATCTATTGCTTGTCTTATATCTTTTATTTTATCTAAATCATAATAATATAATCTTAATGCCTGCATTATTTTATCTTTTTCATTTATTTTCCTATCTTGCATTAGTAGTTCAAATTTAATACTTTCTCTAAAGTCTGTCCTTATTTTTAATCCAGTTTGTGTAAAGCAAGGTAATTTATCTAATAAAATATTTTTATTCATTAGTTCCTATTTCCTTTGTGATTTTTACTATAACGTCTTTGTTCTCTATTTGGTTGATATCTATCATATGTAGCTTGTAAACCTTTTTGTTGTTCTACTTTTTCTTTTATTACTTCCTCAAAAACTTTTATATGTTCCTCTAAATTATTTTTATTTCCAAATAACTTTTGAGAAATACCTACTCCAAATACATTATCAAAAAAATTATTAATTATTTTACATTCTTCTCTTATACACTCGGTTAAAGACATCTTTTGTTTCCCTTTTTCTTCACATTCATGTTTTAATTTTTCAGCTTCTTTCTCAAATCTTTCAATATCATCAGCGTCTAATAAATTAAACTCTACTTCTATTCCTTTTATTTTCATTTTACTACTCCTTTATACAAAAACAAGTGCAGATTTTATTCTGCACTCTCTGAAGCACTTATTGTAGCTGTTTTTCCATCTTCGCTTATTGTTGCTGTTACTTTTTCAAAAGCACCTTTTGCTTTTAAAGAACCACTATATGTATAAGCGTCTGTACTATCTCCATCAGAATCTGGTACTACTGCATAACTTCTTACTCTTGCTTCATATCCTCCACTTGTTGCCACTTTAGACTTGTCTACGACTAATACTTTTACTGTAGCGTCATCTCCAGTTAGCTCATCATCAGTTATTTTAGCAATTTTTTCATGAACTGGATTTTCACTGTATTGGTCAAACGCATATGATTTTTCTTCAGAATAACCTGTTACATCAGTTGTTTCACTTTCTTCATCGACATATTGTCTACTATATTCTTTTGGATTTTTAGATGTAGATATTTCAGTGAATTTGCGCATTCTTTGAAAATCTGGTGCTTCTGATGTTCCTACATCCATAAAAGCAATTTTATCACTTCTTTTTACTATTTTTTCTGACATTTTTGTTCCTCCTATTCTTCATCATATTGACAATTCATTTGTATAATATAAATTGCCGTATTTTCAGTTTTTTGTAATAAGTATCCGTGGACTTGTACAAGTCACTTCTCTTATCCCTTCAATTTTAGGTAGATTATCTAAAACATTTTGTTCTTCTACCCATTTCATAAAATCTTCACAAAATTTAGAATTTGCCAAATTAATTATTGCTTTATTTGATAAAGAAGCCTGTACAGAAAAATCAAAAGCAATTTGCTTAACTTTACCACCATCAGCATATGTTTTTACAACCGGATTAACAGGTGTCTGGTCTATCGAATAACTTTGTGGTTTATCTTTCAAATAATCTACATTTATTTTACCGCCATTTAATAAAGGACATATTTCAATCCACTCTTTTATTAGTTGCATTTTAGATTTTTCCATTATGAGCCTCCTTTTTTTATAAAGTTTTTTATATTTTTACAAATTTCTTTTCCTCTATCATTCCACATACGTTTATCCCATTTTGCACCACGTTTAGGAGCACCGCTATATTTTAAATTTTTATTAGTAACTTTTTTTGGTGCTTTTCCAACCATAACTTTCCCGTAATATTGATAGCGTGCATACGGAGAATTATATTTTATAGAATGATTATTAGGATGACTTTTATTATTTTTTAAAGTGCTCTTTCGAAAAGGAATATAAGAATCAGAATAACGTTCAATTTCATTTCTTAAAAATAAATTAACTTCACCATCTTGTTGTAAACCATGTCTTTTAAGAATTTGATTTATTGGATTTAGCTTTATTTTTACTTTAAAATTTCCACTTGCCATTATTCAGATACTCCAATTTTAAAATGTTGTAAATTTCCTTTTCTATTATCATCTACACTCACAACCTTAAAAACTTGATATTTTTTCATCAGATTATTAAAATCAAATTCATCATTAATTACTCCTTCAATTATATAATCATCTGTTTTAATATCTATATTTTCCGTTGTAGGTATGTAAATTGTTCCTGTACTAGCTGTTTGGACACCTTTATCTATCTGATTATTTTTTTTATTATGCCTAAAATAGACTTGTTTAAAATGTATTTTAGAAACATTCTCGTCATTTTCAAAGTGATATACTGTTATTTGATGTATAAAAAATTTCTTATTCATAATCACTCACCTCTATATAGTAAATAATTACCATCTTTTCCTACCACATCCCATAGTTGTTCTTTTAAAACAATCTCTTTTTTATTAGCATATTCTTTTTTTATTTCATCAGGTGTAGAGTATGTTTCACTCCATCCTTCTATATTTTGCGATTTTAAATTTCCTATTTCAGATAGTTTTACATTTTGCTCATTAATTAAGTCAATAATTAAGCAAGTAGCATATTTTACTTGCTCAGGAATATTGTATATATCAATTCTTCCAAAAGTTCGTATATTAATATAACTACTTGCCTCTATTACTAGTCTATTAAAGTTATCAGGTATGCTATCAGCACCTAACAACTCAATATATTCTTCTTGGTCTATGTATTTAAGCATACCTATCAACTCCTTATTTTTTATTTGCTTTTGCTAATTCAGCTTTCACTGTTTCTAACTCTTTTGTTAAATTTTCTTTTTCAGCTTTCACTGTTTCTAACTCTTTTGTTATTTTTGTTAGTTCACTTTTTACCTTTTTTAATTCTGCTTTAGGAGCTAATTCAACTTTAGCTCCCATTCCTACTATTCTACCCATTATTACTTATCCTCCTATTCTTTATGAGAACATGCAATTCCTGCTACTTTATTTTCGTAAGCATCATTTAACCCATAAATTCTATATAACATTTTATAGTTATCTCCATCTTGGTCTTGGTCAGGTGTAAATATTTTTGTTTTAGCATGTTTTGTATATTGTAATAAAGCAGGTTTATGGATAATCATAAAGTTAATATCTTTAGCTGTAGCTGCTTTTTTATATCCTCCAACTTTTTCACCTTCTGATACACCATCGTTTAATTCAATAGCAGTATAAAATCTGTTTTGTGGAACTGTTTTTATACTTGCAAATTTTCCTAGTAATTCTTTTGATTTAGTTGTATCTAAATCTCTTACAAGACCTAAAAGTGTAGAGGTTATTCTTAAATGTCTATTTTCTTCAGGTACTTCATCATCTGTCATTTTATCCCATACAGCTGATATAGCATCTCTTACTTGTTCTCCTGTAGTTAATGTCTCTACTCTTTCTGTTATTCCTTCTATAACTGAATATGTCGCATATCTTACTGCATCAACTTCAGGTACTACTTTTTCTTTCAAGAAATTACTTGATAGATTTGCAAAAATTACTCCACCAGTTTCTTCATTATCAATAGCATCTGTTTTTAATTTTCTTCCTCTTTCATAATTAAACGCTACTGTTTCGTTAGTTAAAGAAATATCTCCTTCTGTATAACCAGAGTTTCTATCATAATCAGCTAATCCATCCATATCTAATTTTGGTACTATAATTTCATTTGCGTTAGCACCTGCTTTAACTAAAGCTCCATCTATATCAAACTCTGCTGTAGTTGATACTTGTTTATATACTTTATCTAGTAATTCAGGAGCATATTTTTTAAATTTTTCTATACTATTCATTATAAATCATCCTTCCTTTATTTCTTTTCTTGGGATATTCCCATTATCCTTTCAAAGTCTGCGACTTCATTATTTAAATTGTTTGTACCTGGTGTACTATCTGCAAAAGTTGGCTTTGGCTTTGTATCATTAAAAGCTTCTGCGTACTGCTCTTTGAACCCTTTTACTAATTCTTCACCACCAAGTAATGTATCTCCGTCGAATTTAAGTTCTTTTTCTTTTATTCTAGAGATAACTTCTTTTTTGTAGATATCATTTTTTAGATTTAATCCATCTACATACTTTTCAAGCTTATTGTTAAGCTCCATTTCAGCTATTTTAGCCTTATAGTCGTTTTCTGCTGTTTCATATTTTGTTTTATAATCTTCAGCAGATTTTTTGATAGCCTCTATATCCATAGATTTATAACTATCAATTTCTTTGTTTGCATTAGTTAATAATTCTTTTGTATTATTAACTTCAGCTTCGAGAGTTTTTACTTTTTCATTAGCCTTGTTGATATCCTTTCCATTTTCATCCATTATTTGGTCAATTACAGTATCTTCAAGACCTAATCCTTTTAAAAATTCTCTTTTCATACTTAATCCTTTCTTTTGCTACACTTTATTACGCAGGTCGTATCTGCTTGCTCACGTAGATTTACGTCATTGCGGACATATAAAAAGAGCTATAGATTTCTCTATAACTCTAATTAACTATTTTTTTGATTTTTCATTTAATATTTTCTTTAAGTATTCCTCATATTCTTGCATAGTTTCTTCACCATGATACCACCCTCTTGGAGCATTTCCATGTATTTCTTTATACTTTTTTCTTAGTTCATATGCTTTATCGCTTAAACTTGCCATAAAATTACACACCTTTCCATCAACCTATTTAACGGTGGAATTTCTTTAAGTAGTTTTCTTACTGCTACATCATCTATTATTTTTGCACTAATTAAATTAGCAGACAATTCGTTAATTCTAATAACATCATTTTTCCAATATTCTGGAGAATGACCATAATCTCCTAGTAAATTTCCATCGCTTAATACAGACATTATATCACATATTGTCATATTTGACTCGTTTTCTTTCAAGAAATTACGAAAAAAAGTATAGTTGTTTTTTAAATACATTTTTGCTTTATTCATTTCTGTTACTAATTCATTTAAATTTTGATTAGTTATATTATTTCTAATATCTTTTAAATGTGCTATTTCATGTATAATACTTTCTTCAAAGTTATAATATTTAAAGTCTGGATGAGATGTATCAACAATAATTTTATCTTTAGTTTGATTGTATACAAATGGAGCTTTAGATAATTTTTCTTCTAAAACATCTTCTTCTTTGATACTTTTATCTATAAAATCATATGCTTTTTTACTTAAAACTATATCATTTAAATTTGCAGCTTTATTTATTACTGATGGAATTTCTAAATTAATTTCCACTTTCAACTCTTCAAGTTCTTCATCTGTATACACTCTGCCCATACCTTCAAAATACGGAAACATTGAATGTCTACAATTCCAACCACCTAACCCAGGACCTGTACCATAGCCAGTAACTTTAACTAAACTAGGATATTTTTTACTTTTACCACTTCTACTGTATATTTTTCCTTGCCATTCAGCATGTTCAGGTCTAGCTCCACTATGTGCTGTTACTTCTACTAAGTCACATCCGCATTTCTTCTGCTCTTAATTCTTGCATTTTCAAACAAGTTTGATTTACTCCAGTCATAACTGCTCTTTTTACTGCACTCTTTATATTTAATCTGTATCCACTATCATATTCTACTTGTACACCATCGCCAAATTGCTTAATAGCTTTTCTTATAGCTGTATTATAATCAAATGCACCACTTGATATTTGCATATATGCATCGTTGCACACTTCAATAAATTTTTCTTGACTAGTATTTGCAGTTGTAAGTGTTAAATTATATAAACTACCATTTGTTTTATTCAAAGTATTTTTTAAGAGATTTAACATCGTAGTTTGTTGCTTTATAGGTATAGGATTTAATCCTTGTTTTTTATATATTTTATCATCATATTTTAAAGCCTCAATGGCACTATTTTCAAATGTTTTCTTTACTATTTTTTCACTTACTCCACTATATTTTGCTACTTTTTCTATAATATCATCATATAATAAACCAGCCTCTTGAGCTATTCGTATTTGAAATCTAGCACTTTCTGTCATTTCAAAATCTGTGTTTTTTAATCTTCTTACTACATCTTTTATAATTGAATCTTCTAATTTTGAGTATATATTTATAGCATCATCTGCTACATTTTTTAAGTAATCAGGAGTTAACATCTACATCACTCCTCATCAAATATTGCATTTTCAGATTTTTCTTGTTTTATTCTATCAAGCTTTTCTTGTGCTTGTTCCTCAGTAAGTCCATATCTCCACATTAAATAGTCTAATTTGCTACCAAGTCCAAGGTTAGTTTCTTGTAATCTTATTCTTTGTTCTGATTCTGTATCAACAATTATACTATCATCCCATTCAGCTGATACTTCATATTCTCCGCTAGGGGCTAATTCATATAAATCACAGTAAACATCTAATATTTTTACTAAGTGCTTTAAAGCATATTCTAAACTCTTTTGCATTTGTGCTACAGAAGCGTAAGAACGTTGTTTACTTGCATTTATTTCTGTGGCTGTTTTATCAACTGATTGTGGGTCAGAAATAGTTCCATATGCTAAATTACATTGGAACTCAATTTCTTGCTTTATTTTATTTTCTCCTCTTATGAACCCCTCATCACGTAATTGTGGACTAAATTCTTTATAAAAGTTATCTTCATCTGTATTAAGTGTTTTAACAATTTTACTTCTTATAGCTTTTCCTGTACCATCATTCTTTATAGCCTCAATGTCAGCATATATACTTCTTTCTGCACTTTCATATTCATAATCAAGTCTGCTTGCTTGTATATCAGCTTTTCTTATACTATCAATTGCTTTATGATACACAGATGGTCCTAAGCAAGATTTAGTATCTATATTATTGCTTAAAGGTACCTTATAATAAGCAAATAAAGGTCTTTCTATATTTTGTATAATTGTTCTTTCTGATAATTCACTCCATTCAGCAATTTCGGATAAAGAAGTAATTCTGCCTAACATAGTGCTATTATAGCTTTCAGTTACATATACTTTATTTTCTATAATATAATCAGTGCCTTGCAATGTATGTGTTTCAAGCCTAGTATATATCTTATCTCCTTTTGTAATTTGACTACTAAATGCCATGCTTGTTATATTACCTGCACTGTCAAATTTAATAGGTTTGCAATCTGTTTGGGGTATATAATCTATGTAGAATTTATTTGCCTTGACATATGGCTTGAAAAAACCTCCACCTACTGCGTTAAACAATGCTAATTTTGATTTAAGTTCTTCTAATACTTTTTGATAATATTCATTTATATAATCAGCTCTAGCACTACCTGTTACTTCAGATTTCATTTCCAAAGTAATAAGCCTTGCAAATTCTTCTGCTATACTTGCACCTAATTGCAAACTTCTTACTTCTTCATTTAACCAAGGAGCATTATTAGTAAATATCTTTAGCCATAAATTCATTGCTTTATCCATTTCATTTGAAATAGCTGTTTTTACTTTTAACGCATCTTCTATTGTAGACTTACTTAACATTTTGTCTATCCCCCTTAAAAACCATTCTTTTATTTTCTCAAACATTTATAACACCTCATGCTACTTTACTTGCTGCATATCTCATATAACCTTTAATATGCTTTTCAAAACTATATTCAAATGCATCTAATGTGTCAATATCCGATGTACCATCATCGAGCCTCTCATCTTTTCCTTGCTCTTTGGGTTTATCATTCCATACTGCATTTTCAAATGCATCTTCTAAAGTTTTACAATTTCTAGTCATATAAAAAATACCACATGCCATAAGCATTGTAGTACCTCTAATTCTATCTATTATTTCATTCTTAATACTATTTCTAACAATAATATGTGGAAAATCCTTATAGCACATTTCCTTTATTCCGTTGATAAGTGTTTGTTCTGCACTATCTGGATAAATATAATCTATTTGACCATATAAAAATTGAACTTGTATTATAAACTCTTTTACAATTTGAATTAATTGTTTAGGAGTTATCCCTTGAGCTGGTATTCTTTTACTTACTAATGCTGTAAGTTTAGAATAATTTCTTTTTATTCCACTTGCAACTAAAGTATGTGCAGAACCGTTACCACCAAAATCCATTCCTACTTGTATAAAATCATAATCAGGTTCATCAGTATAAAAACTTTCCTTATTATTTATATATATTTCATATATAGCACCTTCGGCTGTACACCATAAACCAAGTACATTACGTTTATAAAACACACCTGTGAACATTCTTCTATATCTTTCTTTTACTGCTTCAGATAATGTTAAATTGTCTTCCATGGTAAAATGTAAATATAAAAGTTTCTTTTCTTCTAACTTATCCACAAATTCTAATTTAAACCAATGTTTTGGATTTTTAGGGTTACAGTTAAACCAAAATTTAGAACCTTCTACAGAACATCTTGCTAATCCTTGATCTACAAAACTATATGGCATTAAAGCCACTTCATCAAAAAATATACCAGCTAATGTCATACCTTGTATTAAATCTTGGCTAGCCTCATCTTTTCCACCAAATAAATAAAAGTAATTCGTTTTACCATTTTTTGATACAATTAGTAAATTTTCATTTCTTTTATGTTCATATCTATATTTAAGTGAATGCAACTGTTTTTTTAAAGTATTTAGTACATTTCTCTTAAGTGACCCTATTGTTTTACTACATATAGCAAAATCACATTCATCAAAATTTTCCATAGCCCACATTACAAAACTAGGAGCCATTACAACTGTTTTTCCACTTCTTACCGCACCATCTGCTATAATACCATCCATATCGTGAAATGGTGATTTATCATTCCACCAAGTCCATACTTTCATTTGCTTTTTAGAAAATGCTTTCCATTGGAAATTCCCCTTATTCTTCTTCATTCCATATTTCCTCTACTTTTCCATTTAGAGCTTCCATAAAGCTATTATCTTCTTCATCTTCTTGTTTTTGTGGTATTATATCTTTTAAATCTTTAAGTGCAGATGTAAGTTTCTTTACATCACTTCTATCTACTATACTTGTATGTGTATTACCAAACATATCAACATGTATATTTAACTGATTTGTAGCTTCCATTATTTTTTTTAATAATTCTTCTGCTACATCATTTATTTTTACAGCAGTATTAGCATCATTTTCAGATTGTTTTTCAATGACTTTTTCTATTGTTTTTGTTGCTTTTTTGTATTCTTTTTGTCTCTTTTTGTCTTTCCAACCTGATGTACGTTTTCTCGTTGTGCCATTGTTATTTATTCCTTTATCTTTTAGAAATGCACTTACACTTTTATAATCACTTAATATATATTCTTCTTCTAATGCTATCCAGTCATATTTTGCCACGCTCCCTCACCTGCTTTATTTTTCACTCCTAACTGCTAGTAAACATATAGCAAATATTGTTGTACATATGATTGCTGTAATTGCTATTGCTGTCATATAATCACTCCTTACATCTCCCACATTTTCTGCAATTTCTTTTATTGCACATAAAAATAGATACATATTCAGTACATTTATATACTTTGTATGTATCTTTATCTAATTCACATATATTTTCTTTACAATTATATCTTATACAATGTTTACACAGATAATTTCGATATTCTTCTTTTGTCATAGTATCACTACCTTTTTATTGCTCATTTGCTCATAAATAAGCATTAAAAAAGTAGCCCAATCTTGGACTACATTGTATTTTTTTATTGTCTGATTTTGTTGACTTACTATATTAGCAAGTGTTATAATGTAATTGCTCTTTTCTATTCGTTAGAGTAGAGAGTCTCTTTTATCCTTTTTTCTCTGTATCTATTAGAGCAGAAGGGAGGATATTCAATGACTGAATTTACTGACTTTATTGTTGCTATTACTGGATTACTTACAATTATATATACTATAATTGTATTTTTTAGCAACAAACTTAAATAAATGTAAGATTATTCTTAGGCGCTGCTCGGCAAAGCAGGGCTTTCTTTTTTATTATATTCACTTTTTTGACTAAGTATACTAAAAAAGAGAAGATAGTCGGCAAACTATCTTCTGATATTCAATATAACTGAATTTACCCTTTCGAAATGAAAGGAGTGATTAAAATGAGTACATTTTAATCAATGGTTCAACAAGATTACATAAATTGTCTTCTTATTGTACCTACATTATAACATTAATGATATACATTGTCAAGTGTTGTATGTAATCTTGTGAAAATTGTTTG